TAGAAGTACTCCAGTAGTTACACAAGGTATAAGTAATTAAACTACTATTATACTACTACCATAGGGTAGTAGTATATATCATTTATTTTTTAACCATATATTATTTATATAGGTAGTAGTTACTACTGCCGAGTATATATGTATTGCGCAACACATATAAAAAATAAGGAGTAATATGGGTGTTACACAAAATTTCTTAAATCTAGATGCTTACTATAGAAGAACATCAGGTGATAAGATAATCATTAACGATCTAAGTTATTTTTCTATAGATGATATGTCTATGTTAAATAATTCACTTATGACCATATATGAAAACTCAGATACTATATCAACAGTACCTAGTTGTGATTGTGGTAATATAAAGGGTAGATATTTACTCAATAAGGTATGTCATGAGTGTGGAACAACTTGTAAAGAGTCACATTCTAAAATAGAACCATTATTATGGTTAAGAGCTATTAATGGAAATTTAAAGTTTTTAAATCCAGACTTTTGGTTAATATTATCTAAGTTATTAGATAAAAAGATAGATTATGTTAGATATCTATGCGATGTTAAGTATAATCCACCAATAGAGATTCCAGCTGTTATACATGGTATAAAACAAATGTTAGGTGGTATCCGAACATATGAAAATACTATGGTTAATATAGAAAATATACTTAAGTATCTGTTAGAATCGGCTGCTTATAAAACAACTGAAAAACAGGAACAGTTGCAATTGTTATTACATTTATATACTACTAATAAGCAAGATCTCTTTACAGAACATATTCCTATTATAAATAAGAAATTATTTGTTATGGAAAGTACTAATAAAGGTAAGTTTGTTAATCTAGTTGTGTCTGATATAATAGATGTAGTTATGATGTGGATAAAAGTAACTAAGCCTGATGGTGATAATAATAAGAAATGGTCTAACTCAACAGCTGTTGTTATATCTAAATTAGCATCATTATATAATAGTTACTTCGAGGATTATGTAGTACAGAAGATAGGTATGTTTAGAAAGCATGTATACGGTGCTAGAAGTCATTTTACATTTAGATGTGTTATCACATCTATATCTGGACCACATCAACACAATGAGATACATGTTCCATTTGCAGTAGGTGTAACAGCATTTAGATTACATCTTTTGAATAAGTTACTTAAACGTGGGTATAAGTATAAGTACTCTAGTAAGTTATTATATCAAAGTGTTAAAAAATATAATCCGTTAATAGATGATTTATTACAAGAGTTAGTTACTGAAAGTCCTTATATGGGGTTGCCAGTTATATTACAACGTAATCCATCTTTAACACAATCATCAGCATTAAGATTATTTATAACAAAATTTAAACCTGATACAAAAGATACAACAATATCATTATCAGTACTTAGTGCTAAGTATATGAATGCTGATTATGATGGAGATAAAATCTTGTCTTCAATGGTAGCATAAGCCTACCAGAACTACCTTCCTAATTGCGGGAACCCCCTTAGAGCTTAACAATACGACTTGCATGTGGAAACATAGTGCAATACCCATAACTGTAATAATGGATACTATGGGCACCGTGAAAACTTGTTAAGATTGGGCGATCGACGCAACAAAGTACCTTCAACCACGAGAGTGATCTAGTATAACTAGAGTGTATGAGTTCAACGACTATCGAAAGCTATAGTTAACTTAGTTAACATAATAACACATATGCTGTAATAATTATGTGGTCTATAGTAATATGGATTAAAGCTAGTAGAGTAGGGCCTAAGTAGGTGGGTATCAAATCCCTTAAATCGAAACGGAAGGAATCTTGATTAAATAATGTAATGTGTAATGTACCGGGGGTGGTATATTATAATTAAGTATAAAAAAGGATATGTATATTTGGTAATAAGAAGTAAAGAAATTCCGTATAATAAGGAAGAATTAGAAACTGAAGTATGGAGAGTTATACAAGGTTATCCTAAATATGAAGCTAGTATTATCGGTAGAATTAGAAATAAAGATACCAAAAGAATACTAGATACTCGTTTAGATTCAGATGGTTATGTTGTTGTAACATTATCAAACCCTAAATCTAGGCATTCTAGAAAAGTACATCGTATAATAGCAATAGCATTTATTGCTAATCCAGGTAACAAAGAAACTGTTAACCATAAAGATGGTAATAAACAAAATAATCGCGATTGGAATTTGGAATGGAGTACTCACAGAGAGAATGTTAATCACGCTGTTGATAATGGTTTATATACTAACAGTACCGTGGTTAGAGTAACCGATATTACTAATAATACAACTAAGACATATATGTCTATAAATCGTATGGCTAGTGATATAGGTGTTGATCCATTTGGAGTACTACCTTATATTAAATACTCTAAAGAGTACCCTGTCTTAGGTAAATATATTATAAATATTGATGATAGATCCGAGTTAGAACCAATCAATTCCAGTGGAAGGGTTTCTAAGACTATTTATATATACGATGCGTTAACAAAAACTTGGTATGTTTATAATAGTATGCTAGCCGTGACGTTTCATATCAACATAAATAGGACCAGTCTGTCTAAACATTTAAATAATTTTGGTTATCTACATTATAATGGATATTCAGTTATGTACGAAAAAGATATTACTAAAGTACATATTAACTTAAACTTAAAAGAAGTTAAAGATAATAGAGAAAAACATAAATCTAGCTCATATGTTAAGAGAGATCATACCTACTTAATGTATGACTATAGCACAAAAACTGAATACGAATTTAAATCCATTGATGAAGTAGTTAATTATTTATTACCGTTATATCCAGTTGCTATAGCTATAACTAACCAAGATATTATATCTATGTTAGGTAGATCATCGGTGTATAAAAAATCTTGGTTAGTTAAAGGTTATGGATTAAAATCATCTATACATAACTATGGTTGGTATCCATATACGGAAGAAGTGATAGTTAACAATAGATATGGTAAATGTAAAAGAAATGCTGTTTACCAGAATATTGATACTAAAGAATACATATTTGGTAATTATGAGTTATGTAAATATTTAGATGTATTTCTGGGAACAGGTAACCCTAGATCCACTATAAATAATTATATTGAAACTTATGGTTTAGATAAACTAGTGAGTATTTCTAAGTACCCCCAACTTAAGCTTAGAAGACTTGAACATTTAATCAAGATTAAGATATAGTCTACTCGACCAATTGGTCATTCCTGGGAAATACCCAGGTCGTCAGTTAGAAATACTGAGCCGCGTGTAAAGATGCGATATAACGGTAACGCGTTATATGAATAAGAGAGAGGTTAATGTTACTATATTGTTAGATAACTTATTAGCAGAAGAGTTTAAAACATTAGATCCTTATTATAATGTACCGTCTGTAAATAAATCGTATGGTATAAGTGGTAACTTGTCTATGTTAGCTCCTCCTAATAGTATTATGTCTAATTATCTGTATGATAAGAGACCTGATGTAATACAAGATACTGTAGTTGGTAGAATGAAGTTTATAGAGGTGTGATATGATAAGAGTTAATGTAGTTAATGGTGGTGATATAGCAGCTAATGCTCTTATATATAGACCACCAGATAATAGGTTGTTATCATTTCTAAATGATAATATTAGTAAGGCGGTAGAGTATACATCTAACGCAGCTAGTGGATTCGCTAACACTGTTGTTAATATGTATAATAAGTTTAATAGTAGTGAGAGTTTAAATGCTGCTAAACTTATGTTGTATAACGCCGGAACACATCTTAACCAAGATATTATATATCCAGTTATGTATGATAATTTAGGTAATGCTAATTTAATTATGCAAAGATATATTATATCAGAACCACAAATGAATAATTTATATACTAGAAATATGTGTTATGGTTATCAGGATACATATGTGGATATTGATAAAGGTTCAGTTGGTAAAGATAGATTAGATTATCAGAATGTTATGGATGGTGTTTTACAGCATGATAATGATGGTAATGGATACTTTAATTACTATAGTAATAGTGATGATACTATATTACATAAATTCGATAAATTAGCTATATTAGAAACATGGGATAATGTAGCACTTATGATATCTAATGGATTAGATCCTTCTGATCCTGATAACAATGAATTATAGAATTATAGTATATATATGATACTATTGTATTCAAAGTAGACACTATAATATATTATAGTGTTAAGGTGGGTTATTTATAACTCTAAATACATATAGATAGCAGTATAATATTTATATGTACTGATACATATACTACAAAAAACGTTATCGTGATAACATGTGGTGTTACGTATTGTATTAATATCAAAGGAGATATTAACATGAAGTTAATTCTATTAATATTAATGTTAGTAACCATGTCATTTGGTTCTAATAATTATAATAAAGAAATAATGCAAATGTCTAAGAGTCAACTAGACGTATTGAGAAAATCGTACCATACTGGTAAGAAAGATGATCTTGGATATATATTAGCAGCTATAGCTTGGCAAGAGTCTAACTGTGGTGAATATTTAATTAATATAGGAGATGGTAAATCAGCTGGTTCATATGGCCCGTTTCACATATCTTTAAATAGTGCTGCTAAAAGAAATAATGCTAACACTAAATGGAAAAAATCTAGAGTAGCTGAACAGCTTGTTAAAGATTTTAACTTCTCTGCTAAAGAAGCTATAGCAGAATTAAAGTACTGGCGTAAAGTACATGCTAAAAAACCTATAGGTTATGTAATAGCTAGTTATAACGCTGGTTCTGTTGGTATAAAATCTAAAGATGGATCTAAATATTCAAATGATATATTACAACGAGTTAATGCTTTGAAAAATAGTAAGATACTTTACATGTGACTATATGTCACATGTAAAGTTATTTGCCGGTAATACTACTAATTCTATTAATGAACTTGTTAGTTTATATAAATTATTAACTAATTCACTATTTATTTTTTTACTAGATAACTCACTATTTGATAATAGTGGTACTACTAACATAATATCTATCAAAGGTGTAGTTATTAGTGTTGTGTCAGCTACTTTACTTTCTAGCCATTCTATACCATCGTACATAAACATACAACTAACATTTTTCTTTATCCATTCTGGTTCTATCTCAGAATATTTAATATTAAGTATTTTAATTTTAATATTAGGTAATAGTGCAATTAATATACTAGATATATTATCTTGTTCTTCAACTGTTAAATCATATGGATAAGTGTTTAAATATAATATCACATTACTATTAAGTTCTACAGTTGTGATATCTGTTACTGATATTCCATATTGTTCTCTAATATTAGCTAGTATATTACTAAATAATGCAAATTCTAATATCTTCTTATTACGAACTTTATATAACGCTTGAAATATATCATACGATATATTATTATAGTTATCTTTAACTCTATTTTTATAACTACCACTTTTAATAAACTCTGTTATATTTTTACTATCTAATAGATAGGCTAGTGCTATTCTAGTATCAAATATAGTATCAATATCTGTATATATATTTTTATTCATTATTCACCTAGTATATCATCTAGACCATCATCAGACAGCTTACGTTTTTTATTTTTAACATCACCATTTATATCTTGTAGCATCCTATCCATCTTTTCAATATTATCTTTAGCTTTATATAGAAGTTTATTTTTCTCATATAGAGAAAGATTCATATACTCTACTATACTAAGATTAAATATCTTTTTAATATCAAAATATATATATTCGTCTAAAGTACTGTCTATACTAGTATATAGTTCAACAGATTCTTCATCACGTTTCAATACAGCACCAAACACATACTCTTCTATATTACGCATAGGTTTAATAAACTCTTTATCGTATATATCATTTAGAAATAACGCGCTCTCTGGACTAGTCAAACTTTCAGTAACTAAGTACATGACATCGTCAATGTACTTAGTAGTGTTATCTTTAAAAAAATCTATCTCTAGGATATGCTTTTGTTTCTGACTTTGTTTATCCTGAGAACGCTTAGGTCGAAAAAACTTTCTAGTATATTTAAAGGAATAAGTTCTTTAAACGGACCCTTGATATTATCATTTTGTTGTGCTTTACAGTTAGGACACTCATAATTAGGTGTAGCTACTATAGCTATCGCTGATTCTGATATATAAGTTTTTATACTATTAATAAATGATTTGAACGCAATATTATCATTAGATAATACCGTTAATAGTTCTACTATAGTATCATTATCTTCTATTACCATATTATTAGATTCTATCTTTTTAACGAATACATTATATATACCTAATATAACAGTCATTAAGATATCATTAACCTTACTATTTTTAGTTTCTATACTATCTGTAGAACTAAATATCTCTTCAGCTTCTTTAATAATATTCTGTATCCATAACTCACCGTTAATAAGATAATCGTATAGATTTGGTATAGCTATAGTAGCTATAACCGGTATACTATTTTCAGTTTCAATAGTTATAGTTTTACTATTAGTTTTAGATATAGATAGTTGGTATTCTTTAACCTCATCAACAGTTGAGCTATTTGGTATTCTTTTTGACATATGTGTTAACATTTTATTATTAAGAACTTTTCTATTAACCCATAATAGTTTATTAGTATCTAGTTTAGCAGATGCTATAAAATCGCATAGTGGTGTTTTATCTTCTTTAAGGTTATTAGTATTAACACATGTTCTTGTAACAGGTATACCCTCTGGATACATTGAAGATATCATAGCTAATATTAATGGATACATATCATGCATAGATATATATTTTCTAATATCATCATCTTCTGGTAATTTTAAAGTACTATCGACAACATGTTTAAGTATAAAATCTATTACTAGTCTATTATATATAACAGAGTAATTAGAATATACTAATGTATTAGTTTCTCTACCTAACTGTATTTGATTATTAGCAATAGCAATTTCTAAATTAATAATATCAGTTTGTTTAGGTGGTTTAATAGTTAACCATATACCGCTGTGCCATAAAGGAATTTGTGTTACAACACCAACTCCTAATAAACTTGTAAATCTAGCAATAGCAGTACTACCAGAAACTACACCATCAGTTTGTTTAAAATTAATAGGTCTGGGTACTAACTCTTTATCAGAGTAGTTAACAGTATTAACATATTTATCATCACTTTCATTAAGATTATCTACAAACACTTTATCTTTAGTAGTAGTTCTACCAGATTCTATATTAATACCAGTTGATAATATTTGTTTTTTACTATATAGTTTTTCAAACTCTTTAGGATCAATAGTATCTATAATTTTAAGTGTTTTTAGTATAGCCTCGTATGTACTACCTGGTAATAATACGCTAGCTTTATTAACTATATCAGAGTACTCTTCTTCTGATATAGTAGGTGTTACAATATTATGTCTATCATCTTGATTTTCTATATTAAGTACTTCAATTGTATCATTATTCGGATTTTCCATCACTATTCTCCTCCATAGCATTTTTAATTAGTGTCATACCATTTTCATATGTTTCTCTTAGTTTAGTAAGATCTAATTCAGATACTTTAAGTTGTGCAAATATGTCTAAGTAAGCTGTTGTTGATAGATTACCTATAAGTTCTTGTGCGCCAATATATTCACCAGCTATTGATATATACTCTAAGTATTCATCATTATCTTTGCTAACTAGACCAGATCTAATTATAGTAATATTACCATTATCAAATGTTAAGTGTCTATCCATAGTTTTTCTAATCTCAACACCAACATCTTGATATGATTTCATAAGACCATTAACAGCTTCATTAAGTGGTACATTAATACTAACTTCAGCTTTATGATATTCAGCTAGTTGTATTAATAGTTGTTGTTGTGCTAATAATAATCTAACAGTTTCATTTTTAAGATCTATAAGATCATCCCAATACATATTATCAGGTACTTCTTCAGTACTTGTATTTACATTTACATTCATAGTCTATACTCCGTGTTTTATTCAACAATAGCTATACTTATAAAAAAATATAGGTTCTTTGAATATTAATAAAGGATCATTATGGAAAATTATCAACTTGATAATTCTGTATCAGAATTTATATTAGAAGCTACTAATGTAAATAAACATAATAGAATAAAGAACATATTTAATATAATATATACTATGAATAAATTAACTAGTATAAATATTGTATGTGATATAAGTAGTATTGAAGCTAGTGTATTAGATATTATAGCAGAAGATGATATTGAGTTATATAATATTATAGATAAGCTAGATATTTTATTAAAAAATAAGCTAGTGGATTATATAGCTAAACATGGTATTATGGTTGATGATAATATTTTATACTATCAAATAGAAGATATCTTATTAGGATTATATAGTATATATACATCTGATATTGATACTGCTAATATGTTAATATATAAGTTTGATAATAATATTGATAGTATATTACTAATATCTACAATATTATCTAACTATAGTACTACTACTAGTACAGAACTATATAATATTATACTAGATGTTAGATCAGACTTTATATCTAATATGAAAAAATTATTAGAAAGTAAAATAGATAGTTATACTAGTGAACTTAGTAATAATATAACTAATAATATTTTGTTTTTAATTAATAGTAATAAAGAGTTTGCTAATACTGATATTATTAATAGATATCTACATGATATAAATACTAATATAGATACATTATATAATATATTAGAGAAATATCCTAATGATAATAATAGAATAGTATTAGAAATATCTGCTTATATATATATAAATAATAATTGTGAAAGTAGTACTGGTCAATGTGACCTAACTGATATTAATTTAGAAGCTATTAGTTATTTATATAATAATAATGAAAGTATAGTTAATATTATTAATAGTGTTAATAATATATTAACTAATTTACTAAAAGGAGATAAGAAATGACAGTTTTAGATTATTTTATATATAGTGTTAATAATAAATTATTACATAAATTAAATTGGTATTATACATTCTTTACTATTAACAGTGATAATTTTAATAATAATCCATATATAAGATATGATAGTAAATATGAGGTATTAGTAAATAATGAATGGGTTGTATTAGATAATGTTATTACAACACCTATATTATCAATGTTATTACCTATAACTATTAATAAAGATATAATATCTAACATAGATGGTGTTACAGATACTACTATTGGTAGGTTTATTATTAATAAGATATTATTAGAATATAGTTTTGATAATAAGATACCATATATTAATAAACAGATTAAACTAAGTGATATAGAAAAGATAGTTGGTAATTTATTAAAGAATGATATTATTACAGTTGATGAGTATCTAAAGTTTTCTAATAGTGCTATATTTGTACATAACTTTAGTAGAATAACCAATGTATCTGCTACACCAAAGAATATACTACCACCACCTAACTTAAATAAATATAAGTCAGATCTTAAAAAAGAGTTTGATAGTAAATATGGTATAGGTTGGGTTAATAATAGAGTTAAAATAGTAGAGTTTCAAGATAAGTTAAAAGAGTATGATTCAGCTTGGTTAGCTGGTGATCCCAGTGATGGTAAGTTAATAGCTGGTAAAATAAAGAATAATGCTAGAGCTAAAATGTTTTTACAATTTGGCTCAGAATCAGGCTTTGATAATAAATCTGGTAAATTTGAATATGTTAGTAATTCATTATTAGATGGTTATCCAGAAGATAAACAACAATTAACAGCTATGTTTAACTCATCAAGAGTTGGTTCGTATGGACGTGGTAAAGAAACACAAAAAGGTGGTGCTGTTGCTAAAGATATGTTAAGAGCTACTAGTTCCACAACTATCATAGATGGTGATTGTAATACAACTATAGGTAAGAAAGTATATGTTACTAAACAACTATCTGATAAACTAGTTGGTAGGTATATAATAGTTAATGGAAAATCTAAAGTTATAGATGACCCTGTTAAATTAATAGGTAGTTACGTAATACTTAGATCTCCTATGTATTGTAATGCTAAGGGTAATAGTTTCTGTTCAGTATGTGTTGGTGATAATTTAAGTAACTATAAGACTGGTATACCACTAATAGTTACTGATATATCTAATATAATATTAACAACTTCTTTAAAGGGTATGCATGATACACAAGTATATACTATGAAGTATGATATTATAGAAGCAATTTTTGATCACTTTGAGGCGACAGACCCTACAGCAAAC